TTACAATCAACAGGACGTATTATAAATAGTAGCCAAGGATTTCCACCATTAAATGAATCACCAGGAGGTATATCAGAATGGGATTTATTTAATCTTGATGCTGATAGTCAATGTCAATTTTCTTTTGAATCTGGACCTGAATTTACACTTAGTTGTGTTAGTGAACAACAAATACAACCATTTAGTAATTTCCCAAACTTATATAAAAATCTTAGTATGGTTGGCCTTAATTTATATTCTGGTCGTAATTTACAAGATTTACGCAGCTTTACTGCATTTGTAACTAAAGGACGTATTTCTACATTATTAGATGGTGATGGCACTGGTTGTGCATGTCATGCACCAGATATTTTTCTTGATACTATAATTGATGTAGAAGATGGCATTGGTAAGTATGCAAAAATTCAAGGTGTAGATCAAGATCAGCTTACAAAAACAAAACGTTTTTGTCGCGTAAATAAACTATTCATGGATGGTGTTATTGCTGATACAACCAATTGGAGGCAATTTTGGGTTGATGCTGCACCTTTTAGTTTATTAGAATTTGCACGTATTGGTGGTAGAGAAACTTTAATACCTGCCGTACCATACGATGAAAATACTGGTACAATGAATAGAATAGTCAATGTATCAGCATTATTTAACCAAGGTAATATAATAGAAGGTAGTTATAAGGAAGAACATCTTGATTATGGATCAAGTGTCCAAGATTTAATTGCTACAATTGTATATCGTGGAGCAGATGCAGATGGTACATTTTCTGCTAATCGTGCTGTAGAAGTAAAGTTAAATAATACGGTAGAAGCTGATGCGGTACGTGAAACTTTCTATGCTTCACAGTTTGTTTCTACTCAACAGCAAGCTATTTTATATGGCAAATTTTTATGCAATATAAGACGACACATCAAAGTAGGAATTGAATTTAAAACATTTCCTACAATGGACCCAATTAGCCCAGGTGCTTTTATTTATGTTGATATTGGTCAAAATAGCTGGGATGGTATTCGTACAGGGATTGTTGGTCGTGGTGGCACGTTAAATATTCCATTGGATAATTCATTGCCAAATGCTGCTTATGCGTTTTTACTATATCAAAGCGGCAAAGCAGTGATTTCTCGAATTGCTACTACAAATAATAATATTGCTGCTGGATTAGCGGATTTAGATGGATATTTATTTGTGCTTGGTCAAAAAACCACTACTAGGCGTGTATTTCGAGTGACAGAAGTAGATATGGATGAAGAAGGTGAAATTACTGTACGAGGCACTAACTATCCATGCACAAGTGATGGGTTATCTGAAATTGCAAATTTTGAGGATGCTGTTTTTACCGTGACTGGTGCAGTAATTTAAGATGCCATTGCACCTATTCCAGTTCCTGAGCTAGACTAAAAAAGAATCACCGTTTTATGGTATGGCTTTTTTCACTGGACGCACAGGTGCATTATTCCTTATACCAGCAGGGAGTGGCGAATACGATCCTGTTAACACCGAGCAAGCACTTAAATTGCGTGATTGGTCACTTGAAACATCTTTAGAATTATTGGAAACTACGACTATAGATACAGCGGTAAAAAGCTATACGCCTGGTTCATCTAGTGCAACTGGTAGTGCTACGGTCTTATATTATAGACGCGAAGGCACGACTAGCACTGAGCCTGGAGTTCAATTTGATATATTTTTAAATAAAATAATGAAAACCACTACTGCTGGTGTAGTAGAAGCGGATCGTGTAGGGATGCTTTTGCGAGCTGGTACTACTGCATCAGGAGGTGATATAAAAGATGACATTGCATTTAATGCTTACATAACTAGCGCTTCAATGCAAGTATCGACAGGCGAATTATCATCTGTATCAATTAATTTTACAGTAGATGGGCCATTCCGTGAACTTATTAACGCATGACATTTTTTTTAGGTCATTATGGCAAAATTAGTTTGCGGCGTAAAGCAGCAGGTGTTTTTAATACAAAAGTAATACCGGCAGATGTAAATACTACGTTAAATCGTTTTGGTTTTGATGGATCAATTGAAAATATACTTACAGGTGATCAAATTGTAATTACAACAACTGATGCTCGCGGCCTTGACTTTTTGCCAACTACAACATGGCCTCAGGGCGGAGGTGCCACATTGAATATGGTTGTAGCATATTGTAATGTTAACGCACTTGGCGGTTTAAGGCTATTCAATACTTTTAGCGACTCAATAAATAATAACCGCGCACAAGAATATCCAGTTGAAGCGTTTGCTGGTGATCCCATTGAAATTTCTGTGCAAATTTATGGATCAGTAGAACGCATTTTAGGAGATGTGACAGGTTATAAATTTGATACTGATAGAGAAGCTATGGATACAACCACTATGTCTGATAGATTTAAACGTATGTATAGCGCAGGATTAATTAATGGTTCAGGTAGTATTGATTGCTTATTTAATACTACAAATAGTGGTCTAATAGAAAATTCGTTATTGATGCTTCAATTAATTACTCGAACTGATATTGGTAGTGAATTTAATAGTTATTTACAACTCACCGATGATTTAATTTATCCAGACACACGAAATGTATATTATGAATTTTCTGCAATGGTTACCCGTACAGGCATTGAAGTACAATCTGATCAAGCTATAATGTGCGCTATAGATTTTGTAACCACTGGTGAAATTAAATTGTTGCTTGGTAAACCACAAGGGTATATCCTTAAAGAAGATACTGATAGACTGAGACAGGAGCAAAGCCTAGACTTCCTATTGACGGAAGTAACCGACTAAACTATAGCAAACACTCTGTGAAACATGGCTGACCAAAGGATAACAGACTTAACGCCGCTTTCTGAAGCATCCGTTGCTTCTATTGATGTACTACCTATTGTCGATATAAGTGCTAGCGAAACCAAAAAGGTAACAGCTAAGGATTTATTTGAAGCTGGTGCTGCGTTAGCCGATAATGCCAGCATCGACTTAATAAAATTAAATCAGTCAAGTGCGACTAAGATTGGTACCACAGCATTGGCTGATGGCGCGATCACTGCGCCAAAATTAGCAAATAATTCTAGTATTGTTTATGATTCAGTTGAACCAGCATCTAATAATTTCACTGGTCGTGCATTTGCTAATAGTACAGATAAAAATCTAAAGATATATGACGGAGCGGCATATCAGCAAATTGTTCTACCTTCTGCCGGCATTGCTACTAATGCAATTACTACAGCAAAAATAACTGATGGCAATATAACTACTGTAAAATTAGCTGATAATGCAATCACCACTGCAAAAATACTTGATAGTAATGTTACCACTGCTAAAATTGCTGATAACGCTATTACATCAGGCAAATTCCAGGCTGGCGCAGTTGATGCTGCTGCTATTGCTACTAATGCTGTCGGGTCTGATGAATTAGCTAATAATGCTGTTGATACAGCATCAATTATTGATTTAGCTGTCACTGCTGCTAAGCTTGCTGATAATGCTGTAACTGAATCAAAACTTAATACTGCGGCTGTAACTAATACTAAAATTGCTAATACCACAATTGAGTATAGTAAGTTAAATTTAGCTGATAATATTATACCTGGTGCTAAAATTGTTAGCGACTCTATTACTGTTAATCAATTAGCCTCTTCATCTGTTAGTACATCTAAATTAACCGATGATGCAGTAACTACTGCAAAAATTGCTACTAATGCAATTACCACAGCAAAAATAACTGATGGCAATATAACTACTGTAAAATTAGCTGATAATGCAATCACCACTGCAAAAATAACTGATAATAATGTTACTTATGCTAAAATCCAACAAGTAACTGCTACAGATAAATTATTAGGTCGTAGTTCTGCTGGTGCAGGAATTATTGAAGAAATACCATTAACTGCTGCTGGACGTGCATTACTTGATGATGCAGATGCTTCTGCACAACGTACTACATTAGGTCTTGGTTCTTTAGCAACACAATCTGGTACATTTTCTGGTACACATTCAGGTACTACTAGCGGCACTAATACAGGAGATCAAACTATTACATTAACAGGAGATATTACAGGTAGTGGTAGTGGATCATTTGCAACAACAATAGCCAATAATGCAATCACCACTGCAAAAATACTTGATAGTAATGTTACCACTGCTAAAATTAATGCGGCAGCAATTACAGGTGCCAAATTAGCTGCTAGTTCTAGTACAGTAGTAAGTGGTAATGCACCAACAGGTAGTGGGGAATTCACTGGCCAACAATGGATTAATACTAATACTGGATTAGCTTATGTCTGGACTGGTGCTCAATGGTTACAACAAGCTGGCGTACAAAGTTTTGTATTTACTGATTCTACTCCATTAACTTTTAGTTCCACTATTAATGCTGCTGGGGTAGCAACAATAACAAGTGGACTGGATGTGCAAAATGCAGCGACAATATTTAGTGGGCCGACTACTGGCAGTGCGGCTACACCTACATTTAGAACTTTAGTTAGCACTGATTTACCCATTGCGACAGCAAGCGTAAATGGTGCGATACAACCTGGTACTGGCCTTAGTGTTACTGGTGCTGGTGTATTAAATCATATAAATACTACAACCGCAGGAATATATACCAAAGTAACTGTAGATGCGCAAGGGCATATAAGTACTGGTACAACATTAAATGCTAATGATATACCAAATCTTGATGCAAGTAAAATTACTACAGGAACATTTAATAGTGCTTTTCTTGCAGCAAATAGTGTAACTGCTACCCAATTAGCTGATTATGGAATTGCACAAGTTTCTGAAAGTGCCCCAACGCCTGAATTTGCGGGTCAATGGTGGATAAACCCATCTGACCGGTCTGCTTATATTTGGGTTGGTACTGTTTCACCAGCACCAAATGGTTATTGGTTACTGGTGGGTTATGGCACTCCAACACAACTAAATTTACGTTTTGGCGGAACATATAATGCCACTACTAATTTAGTAGTATCTTTAAACCAATTTGGTACTGAAGCTGGTTTAACGGTTGGGCAAGCATTATCAGCACCAAATCCTCAAAATAATGGTGTTTATTTAATTGTTACCACTGCCGGCAATGGTACGTCACCGGCTCCTGTAACGGCATTAGCAAATGGTGATTGGGTATTATCACAAGGCACCGGTGCTACTTTTACCAAAGTTGGAGTGGTATCAGGCGCAGCCGGTACGTTTAGTGATCACCAGGTTTTATGTGATGGTACATTTTTTAACCCTGATATGATTGGTGTAGCAGATGTCCGAGCGGCATTAAATTTATTATGGGGTAGAGCACAGATTGCAACTACTGCTCAATATGGTGTAGTACTTGAATCCACTGAGGTATTAGTTGATAATAGTACAGGTGCAATGAGTATAGGAGTTGTTGATGATGGTAGTTACTAATGCCACATCGTAAAGAAAGTTTTAATTATAGTGCTGAAGATATACCTATTGGAGGAGTGCCAGGCGATATATTAGTAAAAATCCAAAGTGCTAATTATTATACCGCTTGGCGCGATTTAACTTATGTGTTTGAATATTACGATGTGGTTTTGGATGATGGGGAGTATTAGACTAATATGGTAATCCCATCCAATAGGAGTTAAGGGAATGGCTGCAACACATAAACACCTTCGTAGTAGCACTGCTCATAAGCGTCCTACTACTGCTATTGCAGAAGGTCAAATTGCACTTGCAACTAATAGCGCAAGCCCTGGGTTATTTTTTAAAGATTCGACCGGTGCAACGATCATAAAAATTGGCCCTGTACATGTTGGCGCCACAGCACCAAACAGTGCACCGGCAGGTAGTGCAGGTAATAGTACAGGTGAAATCTGGCTTGATACAAGTTTAACCCCAATTGGGGTAAAAATTTATGATGGTAGTACATTTGTAAATGCAACTCCTATTGGTAGCACTACCGTCCAAGGATTATTAGAATTAGCAACAAATGCTGAAACCCAAGCTGGTGTAGATTCAATTCGTGCTATTACATCAGCAGGATTACAAAGTAAATTAAGCGATAGCATTAGCACTACCAGTTCAACTACAATTGCTAGTGCGACAGCAGTTAAAAGTGCTTATGATTTAGCCAATGCCGCATTACCCAAAACTGGTGGTACATTTACTGGTAACTTAGAGATCGGCACCACCGGCAGTCTGAGTTTTGAAGGTGCTACTGCCGATGCTTTTGAAACTACTATTGCAGTAGTAGATCCAACCGCCGATCGTACTATTACGCTACCAGATACAACCGGTACGATTGTCACGACTGGTGATACTGGTACTATTACTAGCACGATGTTGTTAGATGGTACAATACTTAATGCTGATATAAATGCTAGTGCTGCAATTGCTGATACTAAATTAGCAACCATAAGTACTGCTGGTAAAGTTAGTAATAGTGCTACCACTGCAACTAATGCAAATACTGCATCAACTATTGTTGCAAGAGATGCAAGTGGTAATTT